CCAACGGCAACAGCTTCGGCCTCGAAAGGCGGCCCGGTGCCAGGGCCGTGCCATGCTGGAAGTTCGGCATCTCCATCGAGTCCATGATGGCCGGGGCGCTTCGCGGGGGGATGACCTGATGTTCGACGGCAGCTCCAACTTCGACCGGCCGAACGACTACGGGATCGCAGTCAGGGACCTGCCCGGCAAGGCCGTCCCGTGCTGGAAGTTCGGCGTCTCGATCGAGGCGATGATGGCCGGGGCGCTCCGCGGAGGGATGGTCTGATGTACAACGGTGACAGCGCCTACAGCAACGGCCAGGGCATGGCGGCCGGCGCAGGCCTCGCCGGCGAGCAGGTCGTCACGGAGGAATCCATGTACCGCTGGATGAGGCCGATCCGGCCCGGAGTACTGATCTGACATCCGGCGGGGCCGCCGCGATGACGGCCCCGCCGTGCCTAGCCGAGCGATGCGCCGGCAGGCCGGGCCCTGACGGCCGGGCCCTGCCTTGCCGATCCGAGCTGCGCCCTGGAAAGCCTAAACCTGCCTGGACTGCCGAGCTGCGCCGTGCCCTGCCTTGCCCGGCCCAGCGAACCATGCCTCGGCTGCCGGGCCAAACCATGCGCTCCTGGCCGCGCCGAGCCTAAACGGCCGGGCTATCCATGCCAAGCCGTACCCAGCCAACCCACGCGATGACAGCCGTGCGTTCCTGTCCGAGCCGGAGCCTTGACCAGCCGAGCGACACCTGCCTGGCCATCCCTGCCGAGCCTGGCCGGGCCTGGCCCTGGAGAGCCGTGCCAAGCCGCGACTGCCGTGCCGAGACGAGCCTGACCCTGCTGAGCCCGGCCTCTCTTGCCGTGCCAGGCCTCGGCTGCCCAGCCCAGCCGTACCACGCCTCGCCAGGCCGTGCCAAGCCTAGACTGCCTTGCCCGTGCCATGACCTGGCGTGCGATGCCCAGCGCTAACTGCCTCGCCATGACCAGCTGCGCCGCGCCGCGCTATCCAAGGCAAGCACTGCCCTGCCTATCCGGCCGCGCCACGCAGCACCATGCGACGCGATGCCTCGCCACGTCGCGCCATGCCGTGACGGCCGAGCGATGCAACGCCTTGCCCAGCCACGCCCATCGCTCCGTGCCCTGACTGCCTCGCCATAACCAGCTGTCAATCCAAACCATGCACAGCCTCGCCAATCCGGCCACGCTGCGCCTGGCCCCGCCCTGAGCTGCCCTGGCGAACCAAGCCTGGACTGCCCAGCCGAGCCTCGCCTTGCCGCCCGAACCTTGACCTGACGGCCACGCCTGGCCAGGCCGAGCCATGCCGTGATCAGCTTCGCCTCGACAGCCTAGCCGGGACATGCTGCGCCATGAACTGCCATGCCCGCGCCTGGACGGCCTTGCCGAGCCGACCCGCGCTCAGCACAGCCCTGCCAATCCGATCCTGGCCCTGACGGCCGAGCCCAGCGGTGCCCAGCTGTCCTCGCCTCGCCAAGCCCGGACAGCCTCGCCCTGCCAGGTCATGCCGAGCACTGCGACAACGGCCCTGCCGCGCGATGCCGAGCGATATGTGCCGCCCAAGCCAACCACGCCTTGACAGCCGCGCTGCGCATTGCCGTGCCTCGCCGTGCCAGGCCGCGCCTGGCGATGCCTCGACTGCCCCGCCGGGCCTAACCTTGACGCGCCCGGCCCGGACGTGCCGTGCCTCGACTGCCAAGCCATGCCACACCCTGCTTTGGCTGGCCACGCCATGCCTCGACTGCCTCGCCTGACGTGGCCGCGCCATGACCAGCTTGGCCTCACCACGCCTCGACTGCTTTGCCATGCCGAGCCGGGACGCGCCCAGCCTACGAAGCCGAGCCTTGACTGCCACGCCACGCCCTGCCCGGCGTTGCGATGCCGCGCGATGCGATCTCCCTAAGTTTATAGCACGTCCTCATCCGGCAGCACGTCGCCGTCCTTCAGGCCGAGCCTGCCGCGGACGCCGACTGTTCTCGGGGCCTTGTACTGGGCCGGGGCGTCATGCGTCTCCCACTCGCGCACCTCCTGCTCGCTCCCGTCCGGCCGCAGGATCTGGGTCTGGTGCTGCTCGTCCTCGTGCTGCTCGCGCGGCCGGGCCTTGGCCGCCTCCCGGGTCCGGGCGGTGCGGCGGAACAGGGCGGCCTGGCTCGGCATGCCCTCGCGCTCCTCATCGCTCTCCTCCGGCCGGTCGGACTCCTCGCCGGGACCGGGCTCCTCCTCCTCGCCGCCCTCCTCGCCCTCGGGCGGGGCCATCGGGTCCTCGCCCTCCTCCATGGCGTCCTCGGGCCCGGGGGCCAGCGCCAGCAGCGGCGGGCCCGGCTCGGTGCCCAGGCGGGGGATCGGCAGGCCGCCCATCGACGCTCCGGCGGGCATCCCCTCGACCTGGGCCAGCGGGGCGAAGTCGGCCATCAGGTCCTCGGGCACCGGGTAGCCGCCGTCGCGCAGCGCGATGTAGGCCCGCTTGCGGGTCTCCTGCTCGGCGGTAATCTGGTCCACCGCCTCGTCCTGGGACCGGGCCACCTCCTCGTCCAGGTCGATCTCCAGGTTCCGGGTCCGGGTGCGCTGGGAGATCGGGATGCCCGACGCGCGCAGCGCCTCGATGAACTGGCGGGTCGCGTCCTCGTCCTTCAGGTTGAGCACCTGGAACTTGCGGTCCGGGACCAGCAGCTTGGGCTGCTCGACGAGGCGCTTCTCGCCGGTCTCCTCGTCCTGTTCGAGGACCTCCTCCATGATCACGTAGCGCTTGCCGCCGTGCTCGCGGTAGGCGTAGTGCTCCTGGGCCTCGGCCACCACCAGGGCCCGCTGCCGGAAGTGCCGCGCCTGGAACTTCTGGTACTTGGTCATCAGCATGGTGACCAGTTCCTTGTTCAGCGCGTCGGCCGCGTAGGTCTGCCCGGACTGGGCCCCCATCAGGAACGTCCGGGACAGGCCGAACACCTGCAGGATCGAGTCCTCGATACGCTCGAAGTCCGGGGTCAGGTCGGGCATCTGCTCGCGGCCGAGCACCGGCAGCATCTCGACAGCGAAGTTGTAGATCAGCGCGCGGAAGTCGCCGGCCAGGGCGGCGTCCAGGGCCAGCTCGAAGTTCTCCAGGTCGTCATCGGTCGGGATCCACGGCTGGGAGGTGCCCAGATCAGTCGCAGACGCGCCGAGCTTGCACAAGATCAGCGGGGTGTAGAGCCGGTCGGCGATCGAGTCCAGGGCGGTGTTGAGCATCTCCTTCTGGAGCATCGAGCGCATCGCCCGGGTCAGCAGCGGGACGCCGCGGACGTTGAAGGTGTCGCCCCGGAACTTCAGCTGCTTCAGCAAGATGTTGCTGACCGGCATGAACGTGTTCTCGGCGGTGTAGGCGGTCAGCTCGGGGTACTCCTGGACCAGCCGGTTGTACTCCCAGGCGGGCTGGCGGGTCTGGAGGATCTGCCGGATGGTCCAGGGCAGCCGGATGAAGAACCGGGGCTCCTTCAGGAACGGACTACGTTCCACCTTGACGTCATCTGGGTTGAGTAGTTCCTCGTCGTCCCAGATGCCGAGGTCCTCGTTGAAGGTGGCGAAGCACCAGGCCTCGCCCGAGGTCCAGTACTCCCGGCCGATGTCGACCGTGAACTCCTCGTAGTCCAGGTGCTCCTCGCCGAAGAACAGGTCACCGTAGAAGTCCTCCAGCCGGGAGTCCATGCATTCGAGGTGGTCGCCCATGGTGGGGAACTTGGAGAAGATGTCGACGCAGGACCCGATGATCGGGTCGGTCTGGTACAGCAGCCGGCAGAACGCCCGGACCTTGGCCAGCTCCTCGTTCTGGCTGAAGTCGTAGGGCAGGTTGTTCTGCCGCCAGTAGAACAGCGGGTCGCGCGGGCGGCCGGTGGCGAACTGGATATCGCCGAACCCGCCGCCCGCCCCGCCCGCGCCCCCGGCACCGTACGCGGCGGTGCGCCGGTTGACCGAGCGGTTCTTGCGGGCCTCGGCCACCTCGGGCGTCATGCTGCCGTCCGCGGCCCCGTAGGCCAGCATCCGGCTCATTCCCTCGGAGACCCGGCGGTCGCGCTCCAGGGCGGCGGTGGCGGAGAAGCGGACCTTCACGCGGCCTCCCAGCTCCCGGCGCGGATGAAGCCGTGGTCACCGCAGTGGCAGGCCAGCGACGGCGTGAGGGTCAGCGGGTCCAGGGAGTGCACCTGCCACTTGGGCCGGTCGGTGCCGGCGTTGACCGGGATATCGAAGAACACCGCGCCGCCGCACCAGCCGTCGTGCATCTCGGCGCACCGGGCATCATCCGGGCGGGCCGGGTGCCAGACGATGATGCCGATGCGCTCCTCGGGGCCGCTGAACGGCACGAACCACGTCATCCAGTGGCCGCCGCTCAGCTCAATGCGCCTGCTCACGAAGCCGCCTCGTCATCCCACAGCGTGCAGCCGGGCGCATCATGATCCGACCCTGAGCAGTCCCGGGAATGGAACTTCGGCCGGTCGGCCGCGTAGTCGTGGTAGCCGTCGTACCAGGCGTCCGGCTCATGGCGGAAGTCGGCGCGGTCCAGGGCCGAGTTGGCCCCGCCGCCCTGCGATGCCTTCCAGCCGCGGT